CTTCTAGCGAGTGACTGTAACCGTGCTAAGCCAACGGGGCTTGGTACGTCTTTCTACCGAGCCCTAGGAGTGATGCTCATGTCGTTCACTGATCCTCAAACCGTCACAATCTCTGCTGTGACAACGCCGCTACCCAAGATTTCGGTCTTGGGTGACGAAACGGTCTATCAGAGTGCGGACGGCTTGATCCAGCTGCTGGCTTCCCATGATATCGGGAAGCGCTTTCGGCACCTGCTTCGGATCAACCATTCGAAACTGACCGCGGATCCGTTCATCCCGGCGGAGAACGTCAAAGTTTCCATGTCTTGTTACATGGTCTTCGACGTCCCCCCTGTCGGGTACACGGCCGCGGAACAGCTCGCCGTTTACACTGGTTTCAAGAACCAGTTTTCGGCGAGTTCCGATGCGCTCATCAGCAAGCTCTTGGCTGGTGAGTCGTAAGGGATCTGCCGTAAGGGTTAACGTAAAGGTTCCCACAATTCACCGTGAGAGCCTAAACGAGAGCCCCGATCGGCTGGTTCACGATCGTGACGTGGATGAGGAGGACCTTATCTTCACTATAGAGATCAGCCGAAAGGCTCTTCTCTTCGTGATGGTTTTGGTCTCCCAAATCCTTTACGTCTATGCTGACCCGGTGGTTAGAGCCATAAGCTTTCTCCACCGAGCTAGCTAAGATCGTGGCTGCATGAGCAGTCCTGTGGTTGTCGCGTTTGAGTGCGGCTCGCTAGAGCCGTAGCATTCCCAGATCAACGGGTCTGCCGTAACGCGAAAAGTAACACATGGGCTAAGGATACGTAAACCTCTGTTAGGAGGCACGTTGAAAAGCCTAATGTCACTCTGGACCCGGATGGCTGATGATCTAGCCATCCTATGCTGCACTAGCGCCACTGCCGATAAGAAAACGATCGGCAGGCGGTTCGAACATGAGGGGTTGTCGTTTTTGACGATAACCCTGCCCGACCTTGGAAAGGCCACCCAAAAGTGGTTAGACCAAGGTCAGGCCGGTATCCACCCTTCCTTTACTACTGGAAGGGGAAGTCTCCCCCTGTTTCTAGGAGGTTTCTTCAACCGTGTGTTCGACCGGTCTAGCGGAGCGTTGCTCGATAAGCCCTGTATCGACTCTATCTACGCAATCCGCCAGCTCACGCTGGGGTTTGCTAAGATGGAGATCCCGTGCAGTGATGCACGGGTCCGAAAGGCGATGCAGGACTATGTCGAGTGTGAGAAGGACGT